TACACCGGATGCGCACCCCCCGGTTGGCACGGAACCGCCGATATTTGCGCCTCGGCGGAGGGCGCAACCGGTTAGCCCAGGACCAACGTGCCGTCCGCGTACTCCCACGGCCCGTTGCTCAGGAACTTGTCATCAAACACCAGCTTCACCACGGCATTGCGGTCCGGATCGGCCTTCATGGTCTGGAAGATCTTCGCAGGCAGGTCCTTTTTGGCAATGGACCCAGCCTCGGCCAGTATAGCCATCACGGCCTCCAGGGCCTTTCCCTCGACTTCTCCTCCTCCATCCTCCTCCGTTGCCGCTGCCTTCGCTGCCGCAGCAGGTTTCCCCTTGGGCGTCGCCTTGGGCTTACCAGCCGGATTCTTCTTTTCACCAGGGAGAGCAAGGATCTCACTGACCGTAAGGATGGTATCATCGTACTCCCTCCCGTCTGCCCTTGGGGTCTTCTTGAGTCCCGCACGCTTGGGGGCGGGCACCCGAATAAGGTGGGCCTGCATCCCATTGATGGCAGAGATGTCCGATCCGATCTTGTCCACGGGAAAACCGGCATCGATGAGGGATTTGAGGAAAATACCCCCATTGCTGGAGGCCCGGATTCCCGTGACCTTACCCACGGCGATCAGTTGCATCCCATCGTCGCTAGGCATCCAATCCTGGGCTGATCCCATGGACCAGTACTGCGTCACCTCTTCTCCATCTACCTCCAGGTCCGCACGGAGGCTGGGTACAGGAGGAATTACCTTGCCGTTGTAGTCAAACATCTCGAACGAACAAGACTTGAAAATGGCGTCCACGTCGTCGATGAGTCCCCCACCCTCGGTAAAGGACTCGGGGTTTAAACTAACACCTTCATTCTTGGCCATTGCACTACTCCTTTCCAAATGGTTTTGGTACGGTCCGCTGCACCCGAAAGGCTCCGGCGAACCAGTCTACCATTAAGTGTCGGTTCCGATCCAGGAACCAGACGATGTTATTGTCGATAATAAAAGTCTCACACCAATCGTCCTCCGCTCTCACCCCCCTTCCCGTTGCTTGGATTAGTTGTTGCATAGTAATATACGCTGTGTAGTCTCCATCCCGCTTAGACCGCGCCTTGATTATTCCCCCACGAGTGTCTGGGTAGGGTAGCTTGCCGATGATCTGCCACCTGCACTCGTCGTAGGGGAAGTCCCATCCCGTGGCCATGGACGGGGAAACCAGGATGGCCGGAGGGTCCATCCGCTTGAAAGACCCTACCACCTGGACCGTATTGGTACTGTCGTGGGTGACCATGTGGGTTGCATATTTGCTCTGCTCCAGCACCATGTCCCGGCGCTCGTAGCTCACGGTATGGATGATACCCTTGGTATCCTCCCGATCCCGTATAATCTGGTCTATCTTGGTTATCCATTGGCGGTATTCCATCGGTCCCATGCGGTAATTCATCCGTACCGTGGGTATGTGAATAAGGGGGCGATTGGCCAGGGGGAAGGAGTGGGGAAACTCCACCACCTCCAGTAGTGCCCGGTCCACCCCCAACAGGTCCGCCGTCTTGGGCACGCAGGTTGCGGAGGTTAGTACCACGTGGGGCACACCCAGGAACAGGATGTCCTCGGAGAACGGGGCACCCCAGATGGGGGTGAGGGTCACATTGGTCCCATCGTCCTCCCACACCCAGTTGGAGTCCAGACGCGTGGCCAGCCGGGTCAACTTCTCCACCAGGCGCTTGAGGATAACGAATAGCTTTTCCTTGCGGGCGAACTTGGCCGCGTCCCGGTCCATGATGGCCTCCTCCAGCCGGTCCTCGGCCCACAACCTCCAGCCTATGGGGTCGTTGGGCAAGTCCTGTAGGGCGAGCACTTTGGCCTCCACTCTGGACTTACGGCTGAATTGTACCGCGAGGTGATCGATAAGGTGGTCCGGGGCCGCATGGGCCTCGTCCAGTACCATCAGGTCAAATTGTCCCAGCCCCGTGGAGTATTCGTTCTGTGCCATCCAATAGGCGTAGTTGGTAACCACAACCTTGGCGCTATTGGCCCGGCGCAGAGCATCGTAGTATGGGCATCCCCCACCCTCCATCATGTCGCACTTTACCCCGAACAAGCACAGGCCCTCATCACAGTTACGGGACGTGTGCATGCGGCAGGTGTAGTTGCCCCGGCCCCGGATGTCTGCAAACCCATCCATGTTCCCAAAGTCCTTGAGTAATTGCTCCTGCAGGCCCTTGGTGGATGTGAGTATGACAGTACGACCAGGAATGATCTTGCCCGCAGTCATGTAGGTCAGGGACTTGCCGAACCCCGTAGGGCAGATGGCCATCAGATATCGCTTTGATGACGCTGCCATAAGGGTACAGGCTTCGTCTTGGTTCTCTCTCCATTCGGTGTACTTATCGGGAAGCCCGAATGCAACGGGCGGTGGCAATGTGGGCATTGGTCCTTGTCCTCCGTGTCCATCGGTATGCGAAATGTAATCTCCCATCCGTCCTCGGTGCGTACCACGTCCTTTATCTGTGTCCTGTGCCAATCAGTCATCATCCATCTCCCCCAGCTTGGCACTGTACGATCCCTTGAGGAACTCGCCGTACTTGGCCTGTATCTCTCGCTGGTACTTATTGCGCCAGAACCCGTCCGGCATCTGCTTTATGTGGTTTGTCATCAGTAGTATCAACCGGGTTGCCTCGCTCCGGTCCCCCCTCTCCACATGGCACTTTATCCGCTCGTCCAGTTTGGAGAATATCCGGCTGAAATCGTCGTTAAACTCCTCGTCCCGCAGTATGTCCACCATGGAGTTGACCTGGCCCAGCATGGGCAAGTCTCCCATCTCCCCAAGCCACTGCATGTGCCGGTGCAGGGCGTGGCGTAGCAGGTCCCCCCTCGTCCTGTAGGGATACTGTTTGCTCTGGATCGTCTGTTCCACCAACCTCGCCATCATGGGGGTACAGCGGAACCATTGTCGTGTGGTGTGGCCCTTTGCATCCGATGCGGGTACCCGGAATTCACTTGGGTCCGGCATCTCCTCTGCCTTTCCTCTTACCAGCCTTAGGGACATTGTACTTCCTCTCTCGTAGTAGTTTTTCCATTTCATCCAGCGACAGGCCAAACTCGTCCGCTAGTGCCCTAAGGCACGGTACCGATGGATTACATTTGTGGGCAAACACCTTGCTTATGTGGCTTATGGAGTATCCGGTCCGCGTGGCAATGCGGCGGATGTGTAGGTTCCCCAGGGTCAGGCGGGGCACCTCCTCCTTGTCGGTTATCTGCAAGACGAGCATAATTCCTCCCAGCGGGCAGCGTTTCCCGCGAAGAAAAGGGTACCACGGAGAGCCGCGTCCGTCAAGGGGATTGCACCGCTCCGCCTTTTGTGTTATACTTGTTGCGTGGGAGGCAACCACTTCCCGCAGGAGGTAGCGCACGGACGCAACGGCGCACGAGCGCACAGGGGCATGATGGATCCGGGGACGGATGGTTCCTCGCGTGGCGGACGCACTACCGCACCGGCGCACACAGGAGTGATGGATCCGGGGACGGAGGTAAGACGAGCAGGAGGAATTATGCTTAGATGGGAGGACATAGAGCATCTATCGGACCAGGCCAAGCTGTACGAGATCGAGCTAGAGCTGGATCGCGAGGCCCCGTGGGAGCAAGGGCCATATCGGTCGGAAAGGTACAGACTCAACCGCTGGCGCAAGAGGATAATCCGCCGCATGCAGGGGAGAGATCCCGGATCCTCCGTGCGGCATAGGTCTAAGCCAGGGGGAGGTATGCGGCGGGACGAATACGACGACTATTTGGTAAAGAAAAGTGCACTGCTGATGCTGGAGGAGTTGGATCGGGACGAGTGTCCCGACCCCGAATGGCATTGGCGAAACTACAACGGAATGAGGAGGTAAATCTATGCAACGAGGAAAGTTCAATATCATCATCGGCGCGCAGGCAGGATCGGAGGCCAAGGGTAAATTTAGCGCCTTCCTGTGCAGCCAGAGTCCACCGGATGCGCTGGTAATGGCGTCCAGCCCCAATGCGGGGCACACGGCGTACTTACCCAACGGAGAAAAGAGGGTGTCATACCACCTGCCCATTGGAGCTGTGGCATGCAATGCCCCGATCTACCTGGGACCAGCCAGCCTAATCAACCCCAAAACCTTCGCCCAGGAGATAGTGGACCTGGGCATAGACCCAAGGCGTATCCACATCGATCCCAGGGCATCCATTATCACGGAGGGGTACATATGGTGCGAAGCCTCTGGCGGCCTTAGTGACATCGGGTCCACCCTGCAGGGCGTGGGGGAGACTCGGTGCCGCAAAATGAGGAGGGAGGTGGGACATCCACTGGTTATAGACTGTATAGAGCCTTTCCTGGCGGACGTGGGGAACGTGACGGTACAGCCTACATCCTTTGAGATCAACTCCCTGATGGACGAGGGTGCCACGGTACTGTGCGAGATGACGCAGGGATTCGACCTGGACCTGGAGCACGGCATCGACCCGCGCTACTGCACGAGTAAAATGATCAACCCCGCAATGGCTATGGCTGAGGCCGGTGTCTCCCCCAAACGGGTTGGCACCGTGTACGGTGTGCTCCGGCCTTATCCCATACGGGTTAACAATCGGACCGGTACCAGTGGGCCATACGGCCACAGCGCCGAACTGAGATGGAGGGAAGTGGCAGAGAGATGTGGGCACCCCAATCCGGACGAGTTGATGGAGATAACCACCACAACCAAATTACCTCGCCGGGTGTTTGAGTTCTGCCATCACCGCTTATCCCACTTCATACAGGTGTGTCAGCCGGACGTGCTATGCCTACAGTTCGCCAACTACATCGACTGGGATGTGTACGGGGTGGAGTCCATGTCCGGCCTTACCCCCCGTGTGGTGGACTGGATCCACCGGCTGGTCCATAGGTACAACGTCCCGGTAAAATACGTGGGGACGGGTCCGGAGTACGACGCAATGGTGATGCATCCGGGGGGAGGTGACCTATGGTAAAGGGGGATGTGTTTGACCTGCTCGGGTCGGACGAACCAGAGTTTGCATTTGACCTTATACCCCCACGTGCCTTGGCCCAGGTGGCACATGTGATGTGGAAGGGTAAAGGGCATAAGTACCACTGGAGTGAGAGGTCCATCCAGGAGCACATCGGTAGGGCCATAGGGCATCTGACTGCGCACTTGGCCGGTCGCCGGGAGGAAAATCACCTGGCCAATGCGGCCTGCCGTGTGCTGTTTGCACTGGATTTGCTGTCCTCCCCTGCCCCATCCGATAGGGAGGAGGCTGACTATCTGACCTATGTGGAAATGGGGCACACGGACCCATGTGCGGAGAAAATGGCCAAAGGGGGAGGATGTTCGTGCGGTGTGGGACGTGCTCTGTACGACCCGTGCCCGTCCCCGTGAGGCGTTCTCCGTACCGCCCCCGCAGCTCACGCCGGGGTTCGGAAACGGATCGGGGGGCCTCCCGTGCCCCCCGTTTTCCTCGTTTACCTTCCATTGCTACGGAGTGTCTTGTCCTACTCCAATCCGTCAAATATCTCCTTAATCTGTCGCATCAGATCCTCCGATGATTTGGCCTTAATGGCACCTACCAACCGCATATCCCCTGCGATCTGGGCCATGGCGAGATGCAGTTTTAGTAAGGTTGAAAAGTGGCCTACCAGAGGAATCAGTTTGGATATGGTGTAGATTACGATCTCATCCTCGCACTCTCTGGCCGCGTTGACGATCCTAGCCCAGTCCGCAGCCATGCGGGCTACCTCAGGGTCCTTCATTTCCTTGGCCGCATCCAGCAGTTGGACGGCCATTTCGTCTAGACATTCCTTGCACATACCGTGCCTCCTATCCCCGCGTCTATGGTGCGCGGCTACCCCTGTGTTTTAAACTCTATATAGGCCGTCTCCCAGCGTTTGGTTGCTTCTTCCACAGCCTCTTCCACCACGCCGGGGTCTACTCCCCGCAACACCAGCGCCTCACGTAGTCTGGGTCCGTTGATGGCACTACCCTTGTTCGATCTGACGTTGACCCGGCCTACCCCGTCCAACATGTACGTGTCCGATTCGAATGCCATCAGGGTTGGCAGGATCAGTCCCTTAGCCTGTGCGACCATGCGCTCACCCTCCTCAACCATCGCCTTGCCCGCCGCCTGCCGCCGAATCGCTGCCTCCAACTCCTTGCGCACATCGCGGGGCAAATCGGGGTTGGGTGCGTACTCTTTTTTTCCTTTACTCATTGGTCCTATTCCTCCTCATTGGGGTCCATCCCCAGTCGTTTGCGGAGGGCAGCTATCCGTCGGTCCAACCTGCTGGCCCTCCCCTTGGTTATTATCCTGTCTCTGTACTTTTCCCTGTACTTCGCCTTAGTCCGTCTGGACCGGGCCTGTTGTAGCTCTGGGTCCGGCCCCCATTCGTCATACCTTGCTACCTTATCTGCCAGTTTGTCGAAGGATTGGCGGAAAGCGAGTTTGGCCCGGCGCTTGTCCACCCGGCCCGCATTGCACCTACCACAGACCAGTACCCGGCTTACCCTCCAATCCTCCAACTGCCAGAGGGTATCCTCTCCGGCCATTATGCTGTCGATGGCCTCGGTGGCTACCCTCTGGTTGATATTGCACCCTAGCTGGGTCATTCGGCAGTTGAATGGCTCACACCGAATCAGGTCAGGTTCGCAAGGTTGGCTGCGTTTCCCTCCTTGGCCTTGGCCGGTGCCTTGGCCTTGGGAAGCGCATTGTGCTTGGCCTTGGCCGCTTGCGTGGCTTTTTTGCCGACCTCCCGGCCTCTGCCGTCCACCGTGTCCTCCGTCTTGGCCGCTTTGGCCGCTTTGGCCTTGGCCGCTTTGGTTTCCTCCGCGATGGATAGCTCATGCAGGTCGAACCATCCAGCCAGGTTCGCCGCACCCTCCAGCTTCTGCTTCACGTCGTGGACGAGGCCGATGGTCTGTTTGAGGTCGAACAGGGTCAGGGGGTGCTGAGTGTATCCCATGACGCGCTTGGCCCGGCAGGCCATGCGGTATAGGACCTCGACCACGAACGGGAGGTCTAACCCGGTGCCATCTTTGACCTCGAGTCCCGACTGCCCGGCCTCGGCCTCCCAGGCCAGGGGTACCGGCTCGTCCAGTAGGATGCCGATTTTTCCTAATGCCAGTGTGGCCCGGTTCAGCAGTCTTCCCCAGGCCGGTGCCCCCTCGACCATCACGGTGACCGGGCCGAACGGACTTCCCTCCAATCCCAGCAACTCGACGTCCTTAGTCAGGGCCGATACCACATCGGCAGTGGATTTGTCATCCAGCTTCACCTCGATGACCGTCTTGGTCTTGAGGTGCCGGGTTGTGGCCAGTTCCAGTCCCTTTACTTCGTCACTGGGTCTCATGTCTGCGGTGATCAAAATGTTCATAGTGTTACCTCCATGTGTAGTGTGTTGTGGTTTGCCATGTGGCCCCCAATAGGCACATGCGGAGGGGGTTCCCCTTCCTCCCAAGGGGATACCCCTACCACCTATGTCTACTCTGTCGGGTACTTGTATACGTTAAGGCCGATATAGGCCGACGTACCCTCGATGGGTTTGTTGCCCTTGGTGCTGGCAATGGTGATGGTCTTGCCGCTGGCGCTGTTCCCAAACTCTTTGGACAAGTCCACCTCGATGGTGAGCTTGCTGCCCTTGACGGTGATATTTACGTTATTACCTACCTGTGTCATGTGATACCTCCTTGTGGTTTGTTGGTGTGTGGTCCGTGTTGCGGGATTTCCCAGGCTCCAGTTTAGCAGCCGGGAAATCCCTTGTCAAGTACTCGCTAGATCAGGATCAGGTCCGGGTCTATCCTCGGTGTCCGGAGGAACTCCCATGCGGGCTGTTTGCCCCGCTCCAAGATGACTTTTGCTGCACATCTGCCGGGATGAACCAGCATCCGTTCGGTCAACCTCTTGCTGTGCCATGTTAGTCGCGCTGCCGGGTCCGGCTGTCCGCATGCGGCGCAGCGGCCCGGTATTGGTTTGTGCTCTGCCATATTGCCTCCCTATTGTCCTGCCGGATAAAACCCTGCCCCCGGCACCCGGTGTTGTATTTGCCCGTCCATGGTGATTGCTGGCAGTAAGCGCACCACTCAGGCACCATTCCGTGCTTACATCGTCTATCCATCATTATCCTCCCTACAATCCAATATGAAGTCGAACGCGCATAGAGTGCAGTACGCAGATCCTAATTCCTCTCGGATTTCCTCCCTACGATAGCTGTGAATTCCATCCACAAACGTATTGGAGACAGTGTTCACCTCTTCATCGGGAAGGGAATAGTTGATAGCCGACCCGGCCATAACATCTGCGAGTCTACCCTTGACTTCCGCCAATTCGTTCTCCAATTCGACGACATACTCTCTTAGAGCTGTAGATAGCAACATGTGTGTTCACCTCCTCTCCGGTCCAGTAGGACTCACGGAGGGCACCCGGCCCTCACACCCGGTGCCCCCGATGCGCGCTACTGTGCCCGCTCTCTGCCCCAGTACTTGTCCATCTTGCGCCTGCACATTTGGCACGTCACCCGGTCCACGTCCTCCGTCCCCTTTGCCTTGCTCCGAATCGGCTGTCCGCAGATGCCGAAGCTATAGGTGACGGATTTCCCCAGCCTGTGGGAGTACCCATCGTACTCCCTACCTACCATGTGTACTCGCTTTGCCATTGGTCCACCTCCTATTCGTTGAGTGTGTATCCTCTGCCAGTGTACCATCCGATGATGTCGTCGATCTCCTCCATACAATCGGACGCGTTCTCCATTCCGGAGGAGAACATCTGCAATACGTCGCGGATTTCATTCTCCATACCTAGCCAGTCGATCTTAGTGGGGGTATTGCCCCTCGATGTTTCCCTCACTTCCTCGCTTATCATTGGTCTTGTCCTCCCCGCGCGTGCGCGAAGTAAAAAGGAAAGGGCAGGGGGCATCGCTGCCCCCGTCCCCTCGGCATCACCCCCCCAGCTTGGCGGTCAGGTCTTGCCAACTCATCCCGTCCATGATTCCTGCGACTTCATCCTCAAAGCCCATCTCGGCCAGAATCTGCAGGGCCGAACGTGCCTGGTCCAGAAGGACACCGACTCTGAGTTGATCCACCGAGGTGGCATCGAATGACAGGCTCGCTTCAACCCACTCTGCCGGGTTGTTTGGGGGGGGCTCCCCTTCCTCGAACAGACGTCTGTTCTCGCGCACCATGGCGTCGAACTGCCTCTCGGTCATCGTGATTGTGAAGTGCTTCACGCTCGTTCACCTCCTCTCTGGGCTGGTTGCCCCTGTCCTGCCCTCCCACATGGGAAGGGCACGACAGGAGGCCGGGGCTGCCCCCGGCTCCTGATGCCCGATCCGATCAGACCAGCTTGTCCAGTTCGGCCATGGCCTTGTCCAGCGCCTTGATCAGGCTCGCGCTGCCTTCGATGTCCTTGGCGATCCGTGCGGCCTTGGCGATGGCCTTTCCGGTCCACGCCTTCCGATCCTCCGCCAGCTTGGCGTTGACCTCGGTCTTGCGTGTGGCTGCCCTGGCTTCGCCGTCCAGCACCCTCAAGCAGTTGATGCAGGTGATGGCTTCCTTTTCCCCTGTGATCTTCGTCTTTTTCCCACCGATTTTGGCTCCGCACAAAGCGGTTCCTTCGTCCGTCAGTCCGTGTGTTGGTCTCATGGTCTTGCCTCCTGTGTGGCCGGTCCGCCCGGCCTTGCGTGGGAGCGGGATGCCCCCACCCTTGGAATTGCAAGCCCCATGCCACACCGAACGCCCCCCGAACCCCAACGGGTTGTGTACCACAGTGTGGACACCACAACCGGTTGTGTATCACCCCGTGGCACCGGAACTCGGAGTTCTGCCCACCGGAACTCCCAGTTCCGATACCACAGCGTGGCATCTCCCCGCAAGCCCGCGTCCGTCGCGGCCTCGCGAGCACCCCCGGCCCGATCCCACAGCGTGGCACTCCGGACCGGAACTCCCAGTTCCGATGCTACCCCGTGGCATGCGGCCCGGCCCGGACACCCACGGCGTGGTAGCTCGCCGCCTGGCACGCCCCTTGCTATTGCAAATCCCATGCCATAGGCGTCCACCGGGAGGAAACGCAACTGGCACATCTCTTGCAAATTGCAAGGCCCGTGCCACATTTGGCCCCCGGCCCGCGTCCGTCCCGATCCCACGACGTGGCGTGCTACTGAGTGGTGTTACCACAGCGTGGCCCTGCTACCGCGTGGGATGCATGGGAGGACGGAGGGGAAAACCACGTCGTGGTACCCTAGCCCGATCCCCAACCCACCCCCGGAGTGGTATACCCACAGGGTAGCAGTCCTACACCGTAGTATACCACTGGGTGGATACCACAGGGTGGGTCCCACTGGGTGGTAGGGAAGGGATTGTGGCGCGTCTGGGTCCCATACCATAGTACTAGTATATGTGATTCTTGCGTCAGGGGACCCACATAGGGTTATGCCTTCTCGGCGCGGGAGGAACCCCCCTCCCCCCACACCCCCCACCCCCTTTTAACATATATCATGTACCTTTTACTTTTTACTTTTTAAAATGTACAATGTACTATGTAGGGGGACGAGCGGGAGGGGTCTTGACACGCCGCTATGGCCGGGTGTATACTGTCGCAAAAGGGGGAGATAGGGGGAACCTCCACTCTTACGGGTATCCGGCCCGGTCCGGCCAAATTACCCTCTCCCCCTAATTTTAACCAAGCATAGGAGATAGAAACCATGAAGTACTTTTTACGAGCATTACAGATAATGGGTACGGTAAGTGAGTGGTCCGTACAGGCCCTTGAGGACCGCAAAGTTACATTGGCCGAGGCTGTCGATCTGGCCCAGAGGATCTGCAAAATCCTTGGGGTAGAGGCAGAATTAGACGTACCGATGGAGTAGTAATATGCGCAAATTGCTTGGGGTAATAATTGTACTATTAGTAATACTGGGAGCAGAACACTCCTGGGCTACCCGATATGTGTACCGAGATATACTGCAGGATACCAAGGGAAATGCAGTAGCAGGAGCTACGGTCACGGTATACCTGGCCGGGACCACCACGAGGGCAACCATCTATTCTGCTGTCAGCGGGGGGTCCTCCGTCTCTGGATCTGTACTTACCACTGGATCCGACGGCCTAATCGAGTTCTTTGTGGACGACGGGGACTATGGGTATGACCAGCGTTTTAAGTACTCCGCGTACAAAGTGGGGTATGGGTCCAAATCTGCCGATTACCTATCCATTCTCCCGGCCTGGGATCCCCTCCGACTCACCTCGGACGAATGGGACCAGTTGGAGAATATCAACTCCAATGCCATATCCGAGACTCAATGGGGGTACTTGGGTTCCCTAGACCAAGCCCTAAGCCAGTCCTCATCCCCGACATTTGACCAGGTACAAACCAGCAACATCCACATCGTAGACTCCAACACGTACAACCAAGGGGACTCCAGCAAGTACGGGACTATTGCGTACTGGTTGGCCGAGGGGTCCTCCGGGGACACCGTGGTGGTAATGCCTGGGACGTACTATGGGGACAATATACAGTTGCCCTCAAACTCCCGCGTGGTCGGGGTGGGACTCCCGCACATAATACTCACCGCATCCTCCGAACATCATCTATTCTCCAACTCCGATTCGGTATCCGGCAACACCAATATACAACTGGCGGGCCTGGAGTTGGATGGTAATGATGCCAATCAGTCTGGTGCCAACTACACTTCGGCCATCTATTTTTTCAATGTCGATGGGTTTTCCATAAAGGACTGTGTTGTCCATGACGTGTACCAGTACTCCACCGAGGTGGGTGCGATACACCTGGAGGATGCCACTAATGGGGAAGTACAGAGGAATAAGATATATAACTTTAACCATGAGGGTCTGTACGTCCGAGGGGGATCCGGAAACTTAATAGAGCGCAACTACTATCCGGCTGCCACCAGCTCTGCCAACTCCCCTATCGCTTTTGGAAACAACCAGGCCGATACGGCCTCCGCATCCTCTATGACGGTGCGTGGGAACATCATCGACCAAAGCCTTTTCTGGGCCTCGGGTATAAGTTTCAACGCTGTGGATAGCATAGCGGAGGGCAATTTTATATTTGGGGTGAGTGTGGCCAATTTGCGCCCGGGCATACAGGTTGGTCATGCCTCCGTTGCTGCGGCGAATAATAAGGTTATCAACAATACCTTTTATAATTGCCCAATATGCGTGCAAGTGAGTTACGGTCTTAACACCCTGCTGGACGGCAACCACTGCTTCGATACTGGTATGGGGTTTAGGGTAAAGGGTACGGCTAGTAATCGTACAGTACTTACCCGAAACATAGTTATAAACTCGGATGCTATGGATCCCCCGGTCAACGGATACGGGTTCAGAGTGGACGGTGATGACACGGACAATCTGATTAAGGGTGTCATCATGACCGACAACCTAGTATCGGATACGGAGGGTCCCGGTGTCTACCTGTTATACGTTAGCAACATGACTGCCAACGAGAACACCCTACGCAATACAGGGGCACCCACAAGTGGGGTAGCCGCAGTCTTGGCTGAGTTTAGTAATAGTAATTTTAGCCATAATAACATCTTCGACTCGCGCGGGGCAAGTGTAACTGGGGCCGGTATCCAGGTGGACTCCGATGGTGTGAGCTCCCAATTATTGGATAATGTGATCAGTGGGCCGACCGTAAAGTATACCGGCACCATCGGGAGTGGAACGAAGATATATGAGAGTGGGGTCAAGGAGAATGCTGGGAGTCCGGTCGGGGCGGTTACCCCAGAGTTCCTATACCAGATACTTAGTAACACATCGGCCACCCCATACGATGTGTACATAGCGTTGGGCATGGCCAATACCGATTGGGTTTTAATTACCTACAACCCGTAGGAAGTAAAATGTCTGAACTGAAGATGACAAAGGATATGAAGGAGGCTGTAATCTCCACCCTTACGGAGATACCCAACATTACTGCAGTGTGTAAACTCCTCGGTGTGTCCAAGTCCACTGTGGATGAACATCGGGGCAAGGATAAGGCCTTTGACGCCCTGGTACGCGATGCAATTGAGGAAGGGTACGACATGCTGGAGTACGAGGCGTGGCGTAGGGCAAAGGAGGGGGTATCGGAGCCTCTACTGTACCAGGGTGAGGTGGTAGGTCACGTTCAGAAGTACTCCGACACCTTGCTCAAATTCCTCCTTAAGGGACGACGCCGCAAAGTCTTTGGGGATAGCCAGTTCATTGGGGCAGATGATACTGGCAAGGTAACCCTTACATTTAATATCGGGGGTAAGGATGATTAGGACGATTACTATAGTCAGTGGGGTACCCCGGTCCGGCACCAGCCTGATGATGCGGATACTATTTGAGGCTGGGTTGCGGGTTGAGTCCGATGAGGGCTGGTCCTTTGAATTAGCCACAGCGGGTACCCTGACCGATGACCCCCGCAGTAAGGACTGGGTGTACGCCCTACCCGACCGGACCATCATCAAAGTCCTCTACCCTCCCATACTCCATATGCCTTCCGAGCTGGCCTATAATATAATCTGGATGAGTCGGGACCCCCGCGAGTGTGCCAAATCCCTGCGCAAGCTTGGGGGTAGGCCTCGCAGCTACATTCATAAGGCGACAAAGAATATAGAGGTCATCAACCGTACCGTCCCCAACCAACTCCGCAAGGGGGTTAAGTCTCTGGTGGAGGTGGATTTCGGAGAGCTACTGTCCGATCCCATGGCTGCTGTGGCTCCGATTGGGGCCATGCTGGGTGTATGGATACGCCCCCGCTGTGTGGCCCGCCGCTCCGCCAAATCCTCCGACCTACCCTTAGGCACTCTGGAGACGACCTCAACCAGGGAGTTGGCCCGATGAGATTTATAGCAATAGACATACGGCCGGATACTACGGAGGGGGAGGTCAATTCCCGTCTAGATGGAGTGGAACTACTGTTCTGGTTTGTATTGGAGATAACCCCCCAGCACAAAAGGATATGGGCTGTTGTAAGGGACTACCAAACCCCAAAGATGGGTGGGTGTACAGTACAATGAATATAACCTACACTAGCGAACCAACCCCAACCCTTTTCCACCAGTGTGATTCCTTTTACCGTGGTCTGCGTGGCCCAGTCCGATCCGGAAAATCCACTGCGATGTGCATCGAGGTCATGAATCGGGCCTGCAAGCAACGCCCCAATAGCCAGGGTATCCGCCGCACTCGTTGGGCCGTGGTTCGTAACACTTATCGAGAGCTTGAGGACACAACGATAAAGACATGGAAGATGTGGTTTCCAGAGAATGTGTTTGGCAAACTTAACCAGCGATCCATGACCCACTTCCTCAAGTTTAATGATATCGAGTGCGAAGTCATGTTCCGCGCTCTGGACCGGCCCGACGATATAGCCAAGTTGCTGTCCATGGAGGTGACCGGGGCCTGGGTCAATGAGGCCCGCGAGGTGCCCAAGGCCGTCATCGATATGCTGGGCGACCGTGTGGAGCAGTACCCCCCGCGTATGGACGAGGGTTGTACCTGGGGTGGTGTCTTTATGGATACCAATGCTCCCGACGAGGACCACTGGTGGCACGAATTGGAATCCGATCCCCCAGAGGGTTGGACCTTTTTCATCCAGCCCGGCGCTCTCCGCGAGGTCAATGGGGCATTCGTCCCCAATCCCAAAGCGGAGAACATATCCAACCTCAATGGAGGGCACAACTATTACCTCAAACGCGTCGCGGGCAAAAAGGACAGCTATGTCCGGGTATACTATTGCAATCAGTATGGCTACGTCGAGGAGGGCAAGCGCGTCCACCCGGAGTACGTCGACGCTACCCACTGCCCTGGTCGCAAGATCGACCCCGACCCCCGCGATCTCGTCGTCGTCGGTCTCGACTTCGGTCTTACCCCTTCTGCCACTTTCTGGTCCCATCGCCCCAATGGCCAATGGTTAGGCTTCCACGAGATACCCTCCGAACGTATTGGCCTAAAGCGATTTGGGGAGGAGGAATTACTTCCCTATATACTCTCAAATTTGATGGACTACGAGATCGAGATGTATGGGGATCCCTCAGGTGCGGCGGGCAACCAAAAGGACGCGGATACGGCCTTCCAAATTTTGGAAGCCATAGGGTTTGCGGTTAGGGAGGCCCCTACCAATGATCCGACGATGCGCCGGGAGGCTTTGGCTGCTCCTCTCAGTCGTATGATCGATGGCGAACCCGGCCTTTTACTGGACCCATCCATGCGGGTTCTCCGGAAGGGCCTTAGCAGCAAATACATATACAAGCGGGTACAGGTTGTTGGGGATGAACGTTTCCACGACAAGCCCGATAAGAATTGGTGGTCCCATACTTGCGAGTCGGCGGAATACGCCATGCTGGGTGCAGGTGAGGGACGAATAATAACAATGAGACCCCGGACCTCTCGGAGGGCATCGGCCATAGCCGTCCCCGCTAGTAGGCACGGGTGGATGGGAGGATGATATGCGCCGTCTATTACTTGTTATTCTTACTTTATTGGCGATGGTGTCTGTGGTATCTGCGGCTAATACCGTTGTTTACTCGGCTGGTACATACACCGTTACCATATCCGCTATAGACTCTGACTGGGCCTGGACGGATCTATTCCCTACCCATCAGAGTGGTATAAAGATATGGTCCATACGGTTTAATCCTGGTGCGGCCAATGACCGTTGTGTAATAAATGCAGGCGGTGCGTCCGGTGGAGATCTGTTTGACTCTTCCGTGGCCACTGGTACTGGGGATGGGGTTATAGAGTACTATCCTCCCAATTTGCGTCTAAAACCCTACCTGGATTTTACCGATGGGACGTACAATGCGGCTGCCAAGGTAACCATCATAATACTGGAGTAATAACGTGCGAATACTACTACTACTGATCGCTATTGCGTGTTTGGCTTTTACGTATAGCGGTCATACAACCAAAATGACAATGGATATGGGATCTAAGTCTTCCACGTCTGTACCCAATGGGGCTGTTACGTTCGGTACGACCTATGTTGTGTTTGGTACGACCTACGTTACGTTTCAATAGAGGGAGTTATCTATGAAAAGGTTACTATTAATACTAATACTACTGCTAGCGATTGGCGCCAATACTGCGTATTCCGTCGATACTATTAATTGTGATGATGATTCCAATAGTATAATGGATGTTGATTGTGGGGGTACCAATGTGGCCACCTCTACTGCCAACACTGTTTTTGCTGGTCCCGCGTCTGGTGCGGCAGCGGCTCCAGCCTTTAGAGCCCTAGTTGACGACGACATACCGAATGATATAACTATTACCGAGGCCGATATGGTGGTGAAGAATCTATACGATGCCTACACCATACTTGCGGCTACGGCGGACAATACCCCAGCGGCTTTAACCGTAACCGAGCAAACCGTTGTCGGAAGGGCTACGGGTGGGGCAATAGCGGCCCTTGCCATAGATTCTGACCTGTCGGCTGTCTCTGCCAATGACGATACGGTACCGAGCGCAAAAGCCACAAAAGCGTATGCTGAGACAAGGATGGCAGCCACAAGTGCGGCAGTTGTAGCCACATTTGCCAGTGGTTCGTGCTCTGGATACCTGAAATCCGACGGCGGTTGCGACACACCAGCCGGTGGCGCGACAATCAGTGAAGGCAACTCATCGGTAGATGTCGATGATGGTGCCGGAGGGGCCGGGTCGGTCGATGTGACAGTAGATGGATCTGTAGTTACAGCTACGACAGCAAGCGGTGTTGCCGTTACGGGAGGATTGAGCGTAACAGGTGCGATAACCCAAGATCCTTCCTCAGATCCAATTGACCAGGGTAATGATTCTGATGCCGATGCGACAGGCACTTTCAAGATATATGCTAATGCTCTAACTGCCGGGCAGGATTCGCAAGTCATTGTTCAGGTTGACGATTCGGCGGGTGAACAGCAGACGCAAGCGGTGTTTGATGGTTTGAAAGAAACTTCAACATTTCACAGGGTACTTGCCAATATTCCGCAAGCAAAAACTTATGACGATAATGATGACGATGATGAAACGGTAGGTGTGGATTTACTTAGTTCAATAATTTTTATTACCGGTGATAATGATTCTGACAATGACTCCATCGATTTACAAGATGGTACAGTTGACGGACAGATGATAACTTTTATCGCGGCAGCGAACGTAGATGCAGATGACACCTTTACAATAGATGCCGAAACGGATTCGACCTGTACCGGTTGTCCTAATAGCGGGATATTAGTTCTTGATACTGTTGGTGATTCAGTTAGTATTGTGTGGTCTGGGTCAAAAACAACTACACCTGCCTGGTTTTACTTGGGAGCCTATGCACAATGATAAAAAGATTTTCCATAGCTTTAATTTTTATACTATTATTAGTAAGTTATTCTTATGCTTTTCTTCCACTCATTACATCAAGAGCTAATTATCGTCCACCTTGGTACGCTGACTCAAATGTTGTTTTTTCATGGGATGCGCGTTCCGGGTCAACTGCTTACAACAGTTCAGGAACGGCACTAACAGGGACCTTAACCAACGGTGACATAGTAACATATCAGGGATCGCTGGCCCTTCGGATCAATGCCGCAGATGAATATATAGCTTTTGCCCAGACTGGCAACCAATACGCTGACGGAACAGCGGCACAAACTATATGTGTCAGCGCCTATATTACTGCCGATCCCGATTTTAATGTAGGTTTATGGTCAGCTTCGGCAGCAGCCAACAATGAAGTTATGACCATTCAATGGCAATCCAACGCGCAGGGAGTTTTTGGATACTGGGACACTCTTTCCGATACTGCAACTAACAACTATGATACCTGCACCGGATCGAACTGCACCGGAGCCTGGCATACGGTAGGATACAGCCATGATACCCCTGCAGAAACTCCAAGCGGACAAACTGTTAATCCTGATAGTGACGCCACATGGACAGATGGATGGGATACTGAGGATGCTTCAGAAGTTGGAGATATGACAAACCCTTTGACTCAAATTTGGATAGGTAATAATTCTACAGGCACAAATATTTCAGCGGACGGAACCCCAGGCGCGACAGCGATTGTCTATGTCAGGGCAGTTGCATTGATTAATGGTTATACCACTGTGGGTTCACCAATTAACTGTGAAGCTTTAACCGGATGGCCTGTACCATGAAAAAGATAGTCCTTGCATTAGTTATATTATTTTTATTCGTTTCCTATGCTCATGCCACTTTCAAAACTTTCTGGGTACGGCATGGAGCCACTTCTATAACTGATAGAACTGGTGCAGGAAAAGGAAACGAGGTTGACCATCTTGGTAAGTTTGATTCTGTGTTCATGCAAAAACGACATTACGATGATCAGACCTCTGGTGGCGATAACTGTTATCAGATGATTAAAGATAGTAATGCGAATACCGGTCCGTCTATCTACATCTATGAAGTTGCCCACCAAGTTGACTTTGATGAAACAGTCGCAAACGGATGGGATGACTATGAAACTCCTTCTCTCGGAAGATGGACAGATGACCGATGTGGAATGACTGAAAATGTTGAGGATGATGGTCATGCTCTTGGTGGTGGTGATCCTTGGATTTGTACTTATGATGGAGATTATATTTATCATGGCCTATCTTCAGGCGGAAGAATACAGCTTGACTTTTCAAACTCAGATGTAAGGGCTTACATTGCTGAAGCATATCTGCATGATATAGAATCAAGTGCACCTTGCAGTCGTGGATGGGGTACAAGTTCAGATGGACTTTACTCAGATCATTTTTACGCGATCCCAAGAGCTTATTATGATTCAACAGATACGGCCCTTTATACCCAAACTCCTGATTATCCAGCAGAGTTCACAGACGGAATAAATTATAATAACGGAACCGACAGTTTCCAATATACCTATGTTCAATTAGTAAATGACATAGTTGTTTCGCTTGCCAGTAAAAGTTATGGCTTTGGTATCCATTTTGGTTGGTTTGAGCGTGATGATACGGCAGATGTTGCAGATGTAATAAACGTAATGACCAACAAACCAGCCTTTATGTGGGATGAAGTCGGACTCGGAACACCACAAATAAGTGGAAACTGCACAAGCGGCCATGATGACAGATGGACAGCGGCAAAGGTAGATTACGCTCTTGAGAATTATACGAGCTTTACAAATATACCTGTAATGATGCAGGTTAAAACTTCGCATTCTTCTTATACAGATGACTTTACGGATACTGGCGGTTATTCTTGGAATGGATATGATGCCTTGTGGTATACCCTTATGTTTTTTCACCTATTCAAAAAGAGTACTGATTATGTGAGTTGGGTGCCATATTGCCAGACATATTTTAATGATGCGGGGGTTACCGGATATGTAGAACCGGGACCGTGGAATGGTGTAGATGATGATAATTATTACCCGGCTGAATATACATACCTTCAACAAATAGGGGAACCACTCGGAGCATATTATACCAAAACGGCAGGTGGAGTAAAATTCTATATCCGTAAATTCACTAATGGATATGCCATAGTAAATCCATCAGCCTCAGCAAACTCAGGGGCGGTATCAATAGCAAACGATTTAGATATTACTGAAACCGTGAAAGAAATAACAAAAGATAATATGAGTTCGAGCTGGGAATCCGCCAGTACTATAACTGAATTTTCCGATGGGTCATTTGTAGGGTACCGCGGAAAGTTTCTGTATTATACGCCATCGGTATCTGCAAAAAGTGCAGGCGTAGTTTCCCGTGGAAGAGTTAGCCAATGAGAAAGTACCTGCTTATATTATTTTTTATACCATTTATCTTTGGTTTCACTATACCGCCAGAAATTTCTGTTACCCTGCCAACTGGAACGATCAAATATGTCGATGCTGATGGAACAGATTGCAGCAACGGTGACACTGATTATGAACCAACAACAGCCTCATGCGGGGCCGGATCTGCTACAGTTTATACAACATTAGAAAACGCAGATGGAAATGTTGGTTCTGGCAATATCCTGAAACTGCGTGAGGGAACCTATAATTATTCTGATTATCTTGATTGGGACGAAGATGGAGCTTCGGGTTCTGGAAATCAGATACTTATAACGGTCTATACTGGAGAGACAGCTACATTTAACTTTTCCGGTGCAGCAGTTTTTCGCCTTAATGCAGATTATATAATACTTGATGGCGGAACATGGGACGGAACAAACTTTGGTATCATCCTCGATGGATCAGGTATGACAGTAACTAACGATCTTCTACGAGTAAATGGATCTAATAATATAATCAGGCGAATAAAAGTTCAAAAATCAAAACTTAACGCAGGAGATGGCAACGGAACAAATATAGGACTGCGTGGTAACAATGACTATGCATACAATAATCTGACATTCGATGCAGGTGATGAGGGATTTTATTCTAATTGTGGAGACAATCAGCGGATATCTGGCAATATAGTATATGATAATAACGGGTCTGGAATACAAGTTAATCCCCATCCTTGCTCATCGACAAACATACACATCGATGGTAATGCAATTTATTCAAACGGTCAAAGGGAAGCCGGTTTGGGGGCTGGATATCGTGGAGGAATAGCCCTCCTGTCAAATGATAACACTCTTTATAATGTCTATGTTATTAATAATATTCTTTGGGATAATGGCAAAGCGGGAGAAAGTACAGCAAATATAAAAACCGATTCCGGTGCCAGCAATATGACACTCTATTTATATAACAACACGACCTATGCTGGTCAGGATATGGGTGTTTATCTCAAAACTAACCCCACTTATGATACTCGTAACAATATATCGTGTAATAATCCAACTGAAAACTGGTCCGGAGAAAATGACTCAAATAATATAACCAATGTTGCCAGTGGTGCTTTATCCTGTGCTGACATAAGTTGGGCTTCAACTACCGTTGGAGATTCAGATTATCTAAAACTCGCTTCAGACGATACCGAAGCGATAGATTCAGGGTATAACACCTACTCGATTGTTTCCATTGATTATTTCGGCAATGCAAGGCCAAACTCAACAGATATAGACATCGGCGCACACGAATATGGGGCATCCCCTCCGGTTGCGCCAACCCTAATCAGAAGGGGAATAGTCAGCATAGGAACGGTTCATTGAGAAAATTACCTGTCATATTTTTAATCTTGTTATGGGCAGCGATTGCTTACTCTGTAAACTGCGGCGACACTGACTTAAACGGAGTGCAGGATACACCATGTGCTTGCGGAGATACCCTGCGAGGACAATCCGGTTTTACATTTAATTTTTCGGCAGATAACCTCACTGGCGAAACGGGAACGACTTTATCCTGTAGCAATTCTGGTATTGCTCTGACAATAGGATCAGCGGCCTCTGGGATAATAATTGAAGGAAATGACTATATTCTTGCAGGTGACAACTCGAATGTCACCACAGGAATTTTTGTCAATGCTGCAAATGCCACAATCCAGAATTTAAAAGTAACTGCGATGCTCAATAGCGGCATCAATATTGCTGGAGGGATCTCTGGCACAACAATAGACGACTGTGAAATCTACGCAAACGGAGAATCGGGCATAAACATATTTACTAGCAATGACATCGATGTCTCTGGATTTTCTTTTACTGACAATATAATTCATAATAATGGAGAATGGGGAATACAGTTAGCTTGGGGTACGGACGATAGCGCCGATGACGGTTACATTGCAGATGTGGAGATTTTACGAAACACTATTTACTCAAACGGAACTACCACGCAAGGCGGAATAAGATTCCAGCGTGACGATGGGAATACCTCAAATGCTCCGATGAGTCCTGGCCCTTTAACGATTAGCTATAATACGATCTATTCAAACTCCGGTCCCGGCAGCAGGATTGGTGATATAGATGCTTCTACAAATCCATTTCAATATGATCATAATACCGTCTATGAAAACTCCGAGAATTCCACAGTTGGCGGTGCGTGGTTTTCAAATATAGTAGCTGATTCTGATTGGCTTTTTAAAGTATTTAAAAATACGGTTTACTCTAATCACACAAACAGCACAGATGGGCGTGGTATATATTTCGATGAGGGGTGTTCTTATTTTGAGGGGTACAATAATCTTTCTTATGATCACAATGACAATGTAGTTCATGCTGATTCATTTTCCGCAGGTATAGCGGTAACCGAAGGTTTGCATGGAAGGCTTTGGGGGAATATAAGCCACGATAACTTCGTCGGAATTTTGGTTGATCAGGCAAATACGGTAGATATTCTGATAGCCAACAATACGATAGTAAATAACACCCACAGCCAAATTAGAACAGGCCATAGTGCCTCTTCCGTAGATTCGAGTCAGTTAACGATTAGGAACAATTTGATGGAAGACTCACTCTCGACTGCCGATGACTATGGAATTTATGATTATGATAACACGCACGATCCGACCGAAGATCACAATTCTTATTATGGGTTTACTGATGACGACTACCAAATGACAAAGGATGCAAGTTCTATAACTGATGATCCTTTGTTAATGGCTAATTATGGCATACAGGCAAACAGTCCAGTGCGAAATGCCGGGACCGATATTTGCTCAGGACTTGGTGACGTGACAAGCTACAACGGCGTACTGGTTTGCAATGATGGCATGCTGGTGGCACCTGGCGGAGCACTCGATATCGGAGCTTGGGAGTTTATATTTTTGAAATCACGAGGAGTGACGGGTAGAGGAATGGTTAGCCAATGATACAAGATCCGTGTAAAGATTGCCCTGGTTATGCTGTGATTGCAGAGCGGCATCTAAGCATAGTACAGGCTATGAGCCGTATTTGCAAATGGAAGGATGATCACGAATCCGACCAAAAAAACTACAGGGAGAAACGAGAAGTGGAAGAACAAAATTATAGGGAGAAAATGTATGATAATTTCAATGGTCTAAAATCTTCAATCGGCAAGTGGGCGATTGGATTGTTGACAGGAACCGTAACTATCCTAATCGTCCAGCTAATAATCATGTGGCGGGAATGATCGAAGAGTTAAACGAATTTCCGACGACACCAAGTGCGGATTGCAGAGATGAAAAATCGCAGGGCATGGCTGTATGCCGGTGCGAGACTGACGAATGTGTAAAAAAGTGTCCGCGTCGTGATCCTGGCAGAAAAAAGTTATGCCGCCACAGGCATGGAAATGAGGTTGGCGAAGGAAACTTCCACCATTGCAATTGGGTTGAAGAGGATGGATACCCCGGAGGATAAGCAGTAAATGGAAAATGAAATAGTAGATACCAGGGATGAAAGTGTTAGCGCTGGGGATGCGGTTGTCCAGGAAGCACTCGCCCGGTGGCAGGATGCAGACACGTATGAGGCTACCAATCGAGAGGAAGCCGAGGACGACCTTAATATGCTGGCGGGGCGTAACCATTGGCCTGCTGATGTGGTTACAGATCGGGAGCGTAAGAAACGCCCGGTCCTTACCATAAACAAATTACCCTCGTTTACTGATCAGGTTACCAACGATAGCAGAATGAACAAGCGGTCCATCAAGGTCCTTCCATACTCAGGGGGAGCTACAAAGGAGGTAGCGGACCTTATCGCCGGGCACATCCGTCAGATCGAGGATGTATCCCACGCGGATATAGCGTACCAGACGGCGCACGACGGTGCAGTTAATAATGGGTTTGGGTTCTTCCGTATCGTAACTGAGTACGAATCCGATACCAGCTTTGACCAGGTTATACGGATAAAGAGGATACGCAATCCATTCGTGGTGAGGTTGGATCCGGCCCATCAGGAGTTTGAGGCAGAGGATGGGCGCTACGCCTTCGTGGAGGAGGATATAAGCGTAGACGAGTATGAGGCCCGCTACCCAGGACGGACTCGACCTACTCCATTCCCCAATGCGGGGGATATATACAACATATGGGTGTCGGAGGACAGGATAAAAGTAGCGGAGTACTGGGTTAAGCGCCCAGAGGTAAAACGCCTATACTTGCTGAGTGATAACCGAGTAGTGGATGGAGATGAGTGGGACAAAGTATCCGACGACCTGCAGGCCGAGGTTGTCGCGTATCAGGAACAGATACGATCCATACCCCAGGGTGAGCCGATACCTCCTCCCCCTCCCCCGGTCCCCACAGTGGTGAAGGAGAGGAAGGTCAACACCCACTACATTGAGCAGTATCTGCTAGACGGGAAGCAAATCCTAGACGGGCCTAATCGTTGGGCGGGTAAATATATCCCTATAGTGCCCGTATGGGGCAAGGAAATTATAATTAACGACGAGCGTATCCTCCGGTCCCTTATCCGATTCGCAAAGGATCCTCAGCGTATGTACAACTACTTCCGCACTGCTGCAGTAGAGACGGTAGCCCTTGCCCCTAAGGCCCCGTATATTGCAGATGAAAGACAACTGGAGGGACACGAAGAGGAATGGGAGTCAGCTAATCAGGAGAATCCGTCGGTGTTACTGTACCGTGGCGTACCAGGGCTTGAGGCCCCCAAACGCCAGGTGGTTACCCAGACTGCTTTGGGAGAGATTACCGAGGCTAATATCAGCAACGACGAGATGAAGGCAACTACCTCCTTGTTTGACGCCTCCCTGGGGGCGCAGGGTAATGAAGTGTCTGGCCGTGCCATATTTGCCCGGCAGCGTGAGGGGGATGTGGCCCATTTTATATTCCACGACAATCTCAACATCGCCATACGATATGCAGGGGAAATATTGGTGGATCTCACCCCCCGAATATATGACACCCAACGGCAAATAATGGTCAAACAGGAGGATGGGGAAGAATACCCTGTACTTATAAACCAGACGGTAGTGGACCAGTCCACCGGGGAGGAGGTGATCCTAAACGATCTGAGCCTGGGAGAGTATAAGGTTACGGTGACAACTGGTCCCAGCTATACTACTGCCCGCGTCGAGGCAGCGCAGAATATGATGGACTTCGCCAGGGTATCTCCGGAGGTGGGGTCCATGATCCTCGACCTGATCGCGGAAAACCTGGATTGGCCGGGGGCGGCGAAGATAATGAAGCGCATCGACTGGATCATGAAGTCCAAGGGGATCAATTTTGACCAACCCCCGCAGCCCCCACCGCCCAGCACCGATGATACCATCAAAGATCGTAAGGCAGAGTCTATTTTCCTGGGTAATGAGAAAAAGAAATTGGATATAGTAGAACAAAGGAGGAGTTTGATAAATGAGCAAACGAGAGGAACTGCGTGAGGGAGATATTGAGGCGATAAACCGGGTCCGAGACCTGAGAGGGGCGGAACGCAGGGAGAGTGGCATGCCATTTCCGCGACAGGACCGGATCATTATTGACAAAGGTGGTCGCAGGGTGGTATACGACGTAGACAGAAGAGGTCGTGCAACCATCAAGGGATACGACGACTGAGGAGGTAATATGCCAGTAGGTAAAGGGAGATATAGGATAAAGACAACCAAGACAGGCAAGAAGGTAAGGTTACATTTTACCCCATCGGGTAAAGTGAACGAGGCCAAGAACATAAAGACCGGAGCGACGCATACCCCGGCGGAGTTTCGGAGGGACAGGGCGAAACGCAAGTCCAAGCGCAAGTCCAAACGTAGGGGGCACTAATTCGGTCATAGACCGCAGGAGGTAATTATGGGTGATGAAGACACGGGGATTACCCCGCAAGAGGGCGAAACACCAGCGGAATCGCCACCCGCGACTGATGCCGGGGTAGTCGAGACCCCCGATACTGATGCCACCACGCCAAAGGGTGGGGTACAGGAAAGGATCGACAAACTTACTGCAGAGAAATATGAGGCAAGACGCGAGGCGGCATACTGGAGGGGTAAAGCGGAGTCCGCTCCTGCTGCCCCTGCACCAGCCACCCCGGCTGTGGAGGAACCACTCGACCCGAACGACTTCGACACCGATGCCGAATATCGGCAGGCATTGGAGGAGCGTATTACCCGCAAAGTAATAGCCAAAGCCGAAGCGGGCCGGGCCAAATCCGCCGAGGATGAACGTAGGGCGACCATGGTAAAGGCAGCGACGGAGGGACGCAAGGCGCACAAGGACTTCGACTCCGTGGCCCTCGATCCTACCGTCCCCGTAACTCCGACGATGTTTGAGGCAGCGGTGGGCGACTCCTTGGGTGAGGTCCTTTACTGGTTAGGTTCCAACCGGGGCGAAGCGTCCCGCATTGCCGGACTGTCAACCACTCTGCAGATCAAGGAAATAGGCAAAATTGAAGCCAGGCTATCTGCTGGTATTACGCCAAAAACAACCAATGCTCCTACTCCCCCAACTACGGTGAAGGGTGGAGCAACCACCACCAAGCCCAAGGACCAGAGCAAGATGAACAGGGCAGAACTTAGGGCGGAATGGGATAAGGAGCGTAGACAACGATTAGGAGTATAATATGTCTGATTCTTTTTTAACCCATAGTATGATCGCAGAGCGGGCTTTGTATGACCTGCAAAATGAGTTGACCTTCTCCCGTAACGTGTACCGGGGGTACAACTCCGAGTTCAAGGCCGTTGGGCGTTTTAAGAAGGGCGCATCCGTGCCAATCATGCTGCCCAACAAATTCCGGGCCAAGGATGGTGCTACCCTGGACGTCGTGGATGTATACGAGCGCAGTACCACCGTGTCCGTCGACAGCCAGAAGCACGTTGCATGGGACTTCCTGGAATCCGATTTGACTTTTAAGATCGAAGATTTCAGTGCCAAGTACATCCGTCCGGCGTGCATTACCCTTGGCAACGTAGTGGATTACGATGGTATGGGTGAGTACGTCAACGTGCCCAACCTCGTTGGCACCCCTGGCACCCCCCCATCCACTTTCCAAGTCCTGGCCGATGTGGCCGAGAGGATGGACAATGAGGCCATCGTGCGCGAGGGCCGCGTTTGCACCCTATCCCCTAAGGCCCATTGGGCTATGGCTGCGGGCGAACTCAAGGGCGTTTTTCAGCAGCAGATGGTCGACACCCTGCTGCGCAAGGGGTTTATTGGCCGGTTCGCCGTTATGGATTTCTTCATGGACCAGAACGTCCGGTCCCACACTGTCGGGACGTGGGATGCCGGGTCCACGGGGGTAATGAACGGTGCCACCGCCGAGGGTGCTACCAGCCTGGTTACCAATGGCTGGGCCGCATCCACCGTCATCCTGCAGAAGGGTGACGTCATCACCATTGCGGCAGTGTATGCGGTCAACCCCATATCCGGTGTGGCCTGGGAGGGCCAGCAACTCCGCCAGTTTGTGGTCACCAGCCAGGTCACCAGTGGAGCGGGCGGGGCAGCTACCATCCCCATTTGGCCTACCATCTACAGTTCGGCAGCCACCGAGACGTATCTGCCGTACCAATCCATCGTCACCCTACCGCAGAATGGGGCGGCTATCACTGTCGTTGGGTCTGATGCCACCGCCTATCCGCAGAACATTGCGCATCACCCCAACGCCTTCGCGTTAACCATGGTCCCGTTCGCCAAACCCAAGTCCGCTGGCCAGTCGGTCATGTGGGCTGGGGCCAATGATCCCCAATTGGGACTCTCGATCACCGTGGCGACGGCATTTGATATCGTCTATTACAAAGAGGTTACCCGTCTGGACATCCTATATGGTTGGGACACCATCGAGCCCAACTATGCTGTCCGAATTACCGGGTAGAACCGCGCCGGGGAGGGCGCAAAGTTCCTCCCCTCTCCAGAAGCCACAAGGGGGGAGGAACTTCTACTAAACGCAGGGCTTAACTAAGGAGAAGTAAAATGGGATTAGGATTAAGATTCAGCCCACTGGAGTGGGATCCGGTTAGTCAGATGTTTGATTTTGGTGGGGGAGGGGTAGCTGGTATGTCCCTGGAGGACACCCCTGGACCCAAATGGTACGTCGACCCCAACAAAGGATCGTCCGGATCTGGAAAATCGTGGTCCAGGGCCTTCCGCACCATCACCGAGGCATTGGCCGTCATAGCCAGGGCTGGCACCAAGTACCCCAGCGTATTCCTCGCTCCTGGTGATTATGACGAGGGCACCACCATCAATTTGTCGATCCAGGGGACCCGTCTTATCGCACCCCTTAACAACCGGTACCAGAACAAGGCAATGTTGATGGACGGTGCCCAGTCGGGGTACGACCTTCTGACCATAAATAACCACGAGTGTGTGGTTGATGGTCTTGCCCTGTCTGCCGCTGTGGATACCTACGATGGCGTTGTGATCGGGGGTACCGCTCCGGCGTACAAAGTGCTTATCCAGAATTGCCGCCTGGATGGGTGGTCCGGTGAGTATGGTGTACAGGCCGGTGCGGTCAATGATTGTCCCGACCTCGCAATACTTAACTGTCTGTTCCGGAGCTGGAATACGGCGGCATGCCAGTTAAACGTAACCCGTGGACACTTCATTGGCAATTTGGTCCATGTGGTTACCGATAAAATTGGACTGGAGCATATACCCGCCGGTGGTGATAGGCCGGACAACGTGTATATAAACAACCGTTTCAGCGCGGTTGCTAATGCCAGTACGACCGGAATCAAGTTTACCGGAGCGCCGAACAATGGAACCATCATGGTTGGTGACAACAGGTTCTACGGAACCTTCGACACCACCATCACCAAGATCGCAGCCTATGCTGGGGTGCTCAACTACGTGTCCGACAATGCTGGGGGTAACACTCTGGTGGATACGGTTACTTAGGGGAAACAATGCCTACTTGCATTTCACGCATATGTCCCCTGTGTGGGGGGGACGGATTGTGGCCGAACACCGTCGAGGATGAGTTCGGAAACTCCACCCCCCACCCTAACCCTGGGCCATGCCCTGGGTGCGGGGGCAATGGAAAGATATCGTGCTACGAACTGGATCCATCCATAGCCAACTCACTGGACGCAATAACATCCTCTATCTCCAGGGGATTTCAGGCGGTATTGGCCAAACTGGATGATATAACCAATTTGCTGGCACCATAGGAGGTAACATGCCTAACCAAGATCCGTATAAGGTGGCCCCAACCTGGCTTTTCAACGAACAGGGGGACACCAAGCTGTTCAACACGCAGGAGGAGGTGGACTCCGCCTGGGAGTCCGGCTGGTTCGGACCCCCATGGCTTATGCGCTCCGCCCCACTCCTGTCCGGTCTGGAGTGGACCAAAAACCAGTTGGCCTCCATGGTAGCCACCGACGCCCGGTACGCCGGGTTCAAGGTCAACACCCGCAGAAACGTGGAGGAGTTGAGGTCCGAACTGGTAGAGTACGAGGTGGCACGCGGCCTTAAGGATGTGATCGTCGGGGAGGAATAATGATACTGGTTGGAAGTGGCGGGGTTACCGCCAATGACCTTATCAAGAGGGCACTCCGCAAGGCCAGGATAATATCATCATACCAGGAACCTACGGAGATCCAGGCCAAGGACGCTTTTGACGACCTCAACGACCTAATAGAGGCCTGGTCTATAGAGAAGTTGATGGTACTTGCCACAGTGGAGGAGGAGTTTACCCTCGTCGTGGGTACCGCAGAGTACGAATGGGGTGACGGAGCCACCTTTGATTCCGATCGTCCCATCCACGTATATGATGATTGCTACCTGCGCCTGGATGGGACTGACTACCCCGTACCGGTTCGCCCAATAGAGGAGTATAGGGCCAGGACGGACAAATCTACCCCAGGGTACCCCAACATTGTGTCTTACCTGAATACATATCCCAATGGGGTAATCCACTTCAATCCCCCTCCCTCCTCCGCCTTCACATTCCACGTCCGGTCCCGCAAGGCCCTGGTGGAATTCCCCGCCAGGACCAGTCGCGTATCCATGGAGCCGGGTATGCGCCGGGCACTGTGGACCAACCTGGCAGTGGACCTATGTATAGGGTATGGCAAGACTGCATCCAAGGAGTTGCTGGCTGCTGCATATGAGTCCAAGGATGCAATTAAGAGGGGCAACTCCAGGATGCTACGTCGGATGAGTACCCCGGAACTGCACGCAATGACCAGATTTAGAACCGGATCCATAACCAGGGGGCCATGGGGATAATGGGACGAAAGATCGAAATACCATTCACCGGTCCGGCCTATGAGTCGGAGTCTCCATTTGCATCCAGCCAGAGGTGTATCAACTTCTACCTCCGTCCCTACCCTGAGATGGGAGAGAACAAGATGGCCCTGTTCGGTACCCCTGGCCTAGAGGAGTGGGTGGACCTAGGGGAGGAAGTGGCCGTAAAGGATATGGTAGTCTATGGCTCCTTCCTATATGTAGTGGCTGGCAACAAACTGTACGCCATAGACCAGACCGGCAATGTGACGAATAGTGTATCGCTGGGTGCCCTGCGCCGGATGATACAAGCCTCTACCAATGGAGTCGATGTAACCGTGGTCAATGGTACGAATGGCTACGTGTATGACATAACCACTGGGGTGGCCTCGGAAATATCCGATGCTGATTTTCCAGGAGGAGACAACATCATCCAGGTGGATGGGTACTATCTGGTCAATAAGCCGGGTACTGGTCAGATATACCGGTCCGACATCAATGACGGAAGTAGCTGGGATGGACTGAGCTTCTCCAGTGCCGGGGGCAATCCTGACCCATTGGTCGCCCTGGTAGCCGACCATCGCGATGCATATCTAATAAACCAATTGTCAACCGAGGTGTGGTACAATACCGGCCTCCCCACGTTTAACTTCGCCAGGGCTGAGGGGGCGTATATAGAGATGGGCGGTGTGTCCAGTTTTGCCCGAACCCGCATAAACAACGGAGTGTACTGGATAGGCCAGGACGAAAATGGGCAGGGTCAGGTGTTTCAATCCGTAGGGAGGGTTCCGAGAGCTATAAGTCCTCCGCATATCACCAGGATAATAAGCTCCTATGGGGACTTATCCAGTTCCTTTATGTTCTCCTACCAACAGGACGGACACGCCTTCGTGGTATGTCAGTTCCCGGACCACAACGCCACCTGGGTATATGACTCGGTGGTAGGCCAATGGCACTCCAGATCCTCCAAGCTGGGGGTGACTCAGACCGACGGAAGGTGGAGGGCCAACTGCCATGCATCCTTCGGAGGGTACAACCTGGTGGGGGACTACAGCAACGGAAAAATATACCGTCTCCGGACCGACGTGTATGACGAGGATGGGGTTCCCATAGTATCCCGAAGGACCGCCCCCGTTATCAGGAAGAATCAGTCCCCCATCACCGTGGACAAACTGCACGTGATAACGGAGCCGGGCGTAGGGCTGGCCTCTGGTTCGGATGAGGACGTGGATCCCCAAGCCATGATACGCTGGAGTATTGATGCGGGGCGGAATTGGTCCCCCGAAGTGCAGGCCCCGTTGGGCAAAATTGGGGAGACGAACAATGAGTGCAGCCTGACGCAACTGGGCCAGGGGCGTAACTGGGTATTCGACTTCTCCATAAGTGCAGCAGTAAAGAGAGTAGTGCTTGGGGCCGTAGCGGAGGTAGAACTGGATGAAGACTAAAGTGGATCTACCGTCGGTGGCCAGGTCATCCCTATTGGTGGGGGAGAGATTATCCCCGGAGTGGCAAAGATTCTTCACATCTCTGTACGACAGAGTTGGGGGCAATTCCCCGCAAGAAGATGATATAGATGAGGCTGATGGTAGCCTGGCAGACGCCACCCGCGCAATAAACGAAATAATTGCCGCTCTAAAGACATACAGAGTGACATCGGACTAGGGGAGTATATGGCATCTATACGGAAGGCACAGGTTAGGGACATCCCGCGCATACTTGAGATGGCCCACGGATTTTACGAGTATGGTATCAAGGACAAGGGGCTGAGGTACGAGGAAGAGTCCTTCGCCCAGTACATTCTATTCATGATAACCAACCCACATACCACGGTACTGGTTGCCGCTGTCGGGGAAGACATAGTGGGCACCATCTCCGGAATCCTCAGTCCCTGGTTTATGGACTTTGGTCAGGGAGTACTTACGGAGCAATGGTGGTGGGTAGAACCAGGCAATAGGGGCAGTGGTATTGCCAACGATTTGCTGCAGCACCTTATCAACTGGGGTAAAGCACATGGGGCAGTCCGGCTGGTCATGGTGTCCCTGGGATCGGGCATCGAGCGGGAGGTAATGGACCTGTACGAACGGAGGGGATTCACCTATGTGGAGTCCCACTTCATCAAGGAGATATGACATGGCTATTGGTACTGGAGCAGCAATACTTGGGGCAGGGGCGCTGGCCGTGGGTGGTTCCATATTTGGGGCATCCCAGGCGTCTAAGGCGTCCGAAAAGGCGGCTAGGACGCAGGGTAATACGGCGGTGGCCACTACCCAGATGCAATTGGATTTTCTCAGGGAAACGCGGGCCGACATAGCCGATGCGGTGGACGCGGGGCTGATCGATCTGGATACCGGCCTCAACATGGCGGTCATGTCCCTAACGGGTGGAGTGGACCTTGGGGGTGGATTCTCCCCCATACAGGAGTACATCCGCACTCTGCAATCCCCTGAGGGGGCCATGGCCCGTCCCGCTGGCCAGTACTTTTATAACCGGGGATTGGAGGCCCTGCGTGCGGCCTATTCCCGGTCTGCCGGGGGTGGGGTCAGCGGTCCGGCTATGATCGCTGCTATGGAGTATGGGCAGAACTACGCCGCGAACCAATTGGATCAGGAGCTTGCCCGCATTGGCAACCTAATACCCGTACAGTCCAACATAGCGGCGATGAGATACGGCACCGGGGGAACCAAGGCCAATTTGCGGGTCGGAGGTGCCACCGGGTCCGCCAACATTACGGGACAGGCCATACCCGGTCTGACGGCCACTAGTCTGATGCAGGGTAACGCGGCTGCCACCAACTATATAAATCAGGCCAATATCGCCAGCACACTGGCCAGCAGCGTGGGCAACCAGGCGTCGGACTTGGCCCTGCTGTACGCCCTACGGCCTAGCTTGTTTTCCGATCTGACCAAGTAGGAGGTCACTATGGCAAATGGATTACCCGATCTGGTACTGCCGGGACAGGGTACCGGCAATTTCGCTAGCAAGGCGATGCAACTGCTATACCTCAACTCGATGATGGGGTCCCAGACCACACCGGAGGAGCGTTCCCTCGCTGGGCAGACCGCCGCCACCAATGCCGCCGCCGCCTTCATGCAGGCCCAGACCCAGCAGGGCCGGTTGGGACTCGATACGGAGAAACTTATCGAGGAACAGCGCAAGACGGCAGTGGATGAATCGATCAAGGCGAACGAATTCGCTTTATCCCTTCTGTCCGGTGTGACCAGCGCCGAGGACCTGGACATAGTGAAGAGGCAGTTCACCTCGCGCTATCCGGAGGCTGCGGACATGGTGGAGCGCCTGCTGCCCTCGTACAGTGAGAGGGGAGTGGCCCTGGTACAGAACGCATTGCGGGATGAGACTGCCAAACTCAACATGGCCAAGCAAAAGTGGGATGAAACCAAACCCACTGCCATCCCTGCCGGGTCCGCCGTGTTCGAGGGGGGTAAGATGACAGGTCAAGTACCGTTCAAACCGGACAAACCCAGTTATGAGGTGTTTGAGGGTCCGGATGGCAACCAGGTGTACGTGCGAGAGGGGGACGTCATACCCACCGGGTTCAAACGCGTGGCCAAGTCCCCAGGAGTGGTGGTGAACACGGGGGACAATCTTACCAAACCGGTTACCAGTCAACTCCAGAAGGATGTGATCGAGGGGGTACAGAACATCGCATCCTTCCGGGGTACGGCCAAGCTATTTAAGAGGGACTACTTAACCGTTCTGGGCAAAGGGGAGAACTGGCTGGCCACCCTTATGGACAAGGGGGGCGTAGCCACCAAGGGACAGCGCAAACTCATAGCGGAACGGGCTGCATGGTATCGCCAGTCCAAGGCTGATTTTCTTGCCTTCCGCAAATGGGCTACCGGTGTGGCCGGTGGGGAGAAGGAGTTGGGTGAGATAGCCACAGCCTTCCCCAACCCCGATACCAATAGCCCGACGCAATATATGTCCAATATGAAGAGTCTGGAGGAGACTACCAAACGCGTCCTCATGCTTAACGCCGATTTCCTGGCCAGTGGTATTGATCTTAATCAACCCCTGACCGCAATACTACGCCAGGCACAGGAGTTGGGGATTGAACCTCCCCCGGAATCGGTACCCGTGGGGGGTGGTACCAGCGGGTCTTGGGGAGAAGAGGGGGAAGGAAAGGTAATAGAGTACGATGCCACAGGGAAGCGAATCAAATAAGGGGCAAGGGCAGATCAAGGCCAAATTGGCTGACGGTACCATCCTTTTGTTTCCGGAGGGCACAGAGGACAGTGTAATTGATGCAGCGGTACTGGAGCATGTGATGGGGCGTCCGGAAACCATCAGCCATGAGCCATCCACCATGGAGAACATCGGTACGGCCATAAAGGAGCAGGGTCCCGCCTTTGCCGGTGGGGTAGCGGCTGGGATAGCTACCGGGGGTACGTCCATACCCATGACTGCCCTGGCCGTTACCCTTGGGGCCGTGGCGGGGGAGTCCTATCGCCAATTGGGCTTACACCTGGTAGGTAGCCCCAGTGCCCCCAAGACCTCCACCGAGGCCGCAAAGCTGATGGCCGAGGCCGGTATGCGCGAGGGTGGGGGGGAGCTGGTTGGGGGCTATATGTTCCGTGGCGGGGCCAAACTCCTCGGAAAACTAAAGCCGGAGGTTACTGCCGAGATCCGCACTGCCATGGAGCACTTCCGCGATCGGATCAAACCCGCCATCCTATTACCCGCTGAGGCCAGTGAGTCCCGCATCATCGACATATTACAAAACATTGCGGAATCGTCCCTCATTGGCGGTGGATCCATTGCCAAGTACAAGCGTAACCGGCTAGCCCTGTACGACAAACTGGCAGACGAGATGGTGCTCCAATTTGGAGAGCGCATGTCTCCCGATGAACTGGGGGAGCTGCTAGTGGACGTCCTGGGCAGTAAGACCAAGGCGCACAAGGCAGCGGCGGACGTGATGTACAACGCCGTGGCGGATATCATCGAGCGTACCTCCAAGGGGGCAGCCAGGAAGAACACACCAAAGGTGTCGACTGCGGCCATGAAGGAGTGGGCGGCGGCGGAGGCCAAACGGTCCAAGCGGTTGGGAGGGATCGAGGCGAAGAACGCGGGGGATGACCTGCTGGATGCCGTGCTGGGACTACCGGACCAACTAGAGTTCGTAGAGGCCCAGGAGTTTAGGTCCAGGATGATATCGCGGGCGGACGAATTCAGCGTGATAAACAAGAAGGCACCGGCCATAGGGAAGGCAAAGCGACTGGCCAATATGACCGACCAGGCCATAGAGCAGGGGCTGATGGACTGGAAGCCCCCGGGCCCCCCGCGTGGGTTTGGTGCCGCCGCCCCCGCTGGCCCCAAGACGGTCAGCGTGTACCATGGGCGAACCACACCCTTGAGGGCCGACTCGCGCCACACCGGACTGGGCATCCACTTAACGGAGGACTTGGGGGAGGCCAAGGCCCTGTCCACTGGGGAGCACCTGGTGGACGAGGCCACCGGCACTGCCCGCCCTGCTAAGGAGGGGTTTGTCGGTCGTCTGGATATCAACCCCGATCGGTTCATCGAACTGGAGGATATGACGGACTGGGAGTTGCCTGAGGTATCCCAGGCCCTGGCGGACAAAGGGCTAAAGGGGATGGACAAGGTGCAAACCCAGGACGACCTATGGAAAGCACTCAGGGCCAACGGGTACGATGGGATCAAGTATACCAATGCATACGAGGCCGAGGGTACCCCATCATACATAGTGAACCCCAAGCGGTACAAGGAGATTAAGTATAAACCAGCCAAGGACGTGGAGGCACCCACCACACCCCCGGAGCCTAAGTCGAACGTAGTCAGTCTTGTCGATGAGCGCAAGGTAAAGGAAGTACAGGACTCCTGGGACGCCGCCGCCGACGAGTTCGCCACGTATGAGAACGCACGGACCTCCGACCAGCGGGACAAGCTGCTGCCCGGAGAGTTGCGCCAGTATAAGGCCGATGCGGACGATGCCATACGCCATGCCAAGGAGATGAGCGCCAAGTACCCCGAACTGTTTGGTCCTCCCATCCCGGCCAAGAAGGCTAAGGATCTGAGGGCGGCGCTGCGGGAGTCTGCGGACGCATGGGAGAAATTCGCGGAGAAGTATCGGGGGGTTACGGCGGAGACGGCGGAAATGGCAGCGGACAGGGACGCCGCCCGCGCCCTGTCGGCCAAGGCGAAGGACCTGTCCGACCAGTACGGGTACGAGTTTGGGTCGGGTACCTCCGCCCTCGACATCAACGATATGAGCGGATGGGAGCTGGCCATGCAGCAGCGCATGTCTGCCCGCATGGTCGGGGCATGGCGTCCCCGTGGTACCACCCCCATCCCCGCTGCCACCGTAGATCCGATGAGCAAGCAAGCCCTAGACACCTGGCGCATGGCGAACGATTTTTACAAGACCGGACGCAAGCAATACAACAACGCCTTCCTCCGACGCCTGATCAAAATGGCAGATGAGACCGGCACTGGGGCACAGAACATAGCCCCGGCCATTTTCCGTCCCGGTGCAGTGGCCAAGGTGCGTATGGTAAAGGCAGCAGTAGGAGATCAGTCCATGGAGTGGTCCAAACTCCAAGGGTTTTTCATGGAGTACCTGCAGCAGAAGGCCACTGATAGCCATGGGGTAATTAGCGGAGAGAAATTGATAAATCTCATGTATGGCAAGCCAAACTCATTCGGCCTCCCCGTACTGAACGAAGTATTGCCCCAAGGTACCATACGAGAGCTGGAGCACTTTGCCCGTGTGTTGCGGGCATCCCAGACCCGGCAAGCCGAGGGTGCAGGGCGCATGCTTATCCAGTTGACTCAGGCTGGGGCCGTGGGCACTATTTTCAGTCGCGCTGCCGGTAATGCCAAGCGCGTTGCCGCTACCATCATCCTCGCTCCCCCCCTACTGGCCAAGATGATGCTTAATCCCCGTACTGCACGGATGATAACCAACGGTATACAGATTCCGGAGAGTGCATCCCAGGCCGGGGGTATCCTGAGCCGCATCGTTGCCGCTGCCTACCGTATGCAACGCCGTACTTCCGAATTGGATATCGAATGGGAAGGTAAACACTCAAAGGAGGTAATAAAATGATACGCAAGTTTACACTAATAGCACTACTCATATTATTGGCGGGAATTGCCTGTGCCCTCACCACCCCATCTTACAATCCCATGTTTACTGCCTTCGACTCCAACGGGGATCCCCTGGCCGGGGGTAAGCTGTATACATACTATGCGGGAACAACTACGGCCAAGACCACGTGGACGGATTATACTAAGGCTACCCCAAACTCTAACCCGGTGGTATTAGACTCTGCGGGTCGGGCATCCGTATGGATCGACACTACCGATGGTGCATACAAATTCGTACTAAAGGACAGCGATGGAGTGTCCCTGTGGACCATGGATAACATAACCAACTTCCAGGCCACGTCCATCTCCCTCAAATCTTCCGGGTACACCGCTACCCCATCGGATGACATCATCCTGGTGGACACCGGGGTAACGGACATCACCATCCAGATTGAAGACGTAAATACCTTCGTAAACCCTCTTACCATCATAAACATAGGATCCAATAGCGTAATAATTGACCCCTACTCAACCCAGACCGTTAATGGGAGCACCACAGAGGAAGTGGGGGTGCAATACCGGGCTGCCATCCTCCATCCCGATACTGCGAACAATGCGTGGGTGGATACGGAGCAGTACTCCCGCGAGTATCTAGCCTATCACAACGTGGTAATGACGGGATACCTGGGTAGGTCCAATTTTACCTACAAGGATGCGGATGAGATATACATCGGGGCCGGGGCATACGAGGTAAGCGGGGTGATGGCGTACTGGGCGTCCACCCTGACTTCCCCCGCCACCGGGGCCGGGGTTGGGGTTACGGACTGGTATTACCTATACATCGATTACTCCGCCATCCCCGCCAGCGGACTAATAGACAACGGGGACATCTACTGGAGTACCGGGGAGCCGTCTTATAGCAATTCCAAGAGGGCATGGTATCATCAGACCAACACGGACGACCGATGTGTGTTTGCTGTATACATCGTAACTGGTAACATCTACGAGTTCTTCCATACCGGGGATCGCCGGGTGCTGTACGCAAACGGGTCCTACGACATATCGGTACAGGACTTGGGTGGGGATTGGACCGACGCGGAAGCCGCACTACTTATGCCATCATTCGCAACTGCAGCCCAGGTGGCATTCCTTCTTGCTTACGTGGACACGGGCACTACGTTTTACTGGAGGACCAATGGGCAGACCGGATCCGATGGACATGTAATCGGAGTGGAGTTGGCCGATGTTACCCCGGTATACGTTACCCTAGACGTAATAACTGATACTGCCCATCTATTGGAGCTGTATGACGGTGGGTCGGGTACTGATACTATCAGCGCCTTTACGGAGGGATTTTTCCTACCCAATGGGTTTTAACTTCTCCATCGACCCCCAGCGCTTTCCGTGTTTGAAGTCTACCTCCAGGGGGATGATGAAGTCGGGAGGGGATACAGTAGTCATGATGCGTCCAATCTGAGGAGCGACCACAGGCACCATCCCCTCCCGCACCTCCCACACCAAGTCGTCATGGATCTGGATTAGCGTCTTTACACTACCCTTAATCTCACCCGTGCGATACCAAGGTACCAATCGGCCCATAGCCTCCTTGATTATCCCCTGCGCTCCCATCTGGATCGGCGCATTGCCCGCCTGGCGTTCGGCCTCCAACCTGGCCCAGCGATTGACGCTGCGGATGCCAGGGATGTACCGTATGCGGCCCCACATGTCCCGCACATACCCGTTGCGCTTGGCCTGTTCCCCGTTGGCCTTCATGTAAGCCGCCACCCCGGAGTAGATATTAAACCAGGACTTGATCATCTCCTCACAGTCGGACTCGCTTATGCCCCGCGCTCCTCCGACCTGCAACTCCCGGTGCAATCCCTGTGCGGTGATCAGGTTCAGTATGCCGAATCCCACGCGCTTGGCCGGGTATCGATGCTTCATTTCGTCCAGTTGCTCCAGAGGCACCCCGAACATCCAACTTGCCGTCTGGGAGTGGATGTCCTCCCTCGACCAGAAGATAGACATCATCCGCTCATCCTTGCTACCGTTGGCCGCGACCCGCATCTCCACCTGGCTATAGTCCCCGCTGAGAAACTCCCATTCGTCCCCGGCCACGTAGCAGTCCCGCACCTTGCGCCCCTCGTCGGACCGTACCGGTTGGGCCATCAGGTTCGGGCTGGAGGACGACAGACGCCCGGTGGTGGTCCGCGTCATCCGGATGGTACTCCGCACCCTCCCATCTGGGCTTACCAGCTTGGGCACCGCGTCGGCAAATTTGGTTTTTAGGCTCTGGTACTCTCTCCAGTCGATTATCTCCTGCACTACTGGGTGCAGACCAATATACCGTTTGAGGATATCGTCAGCCGTGCTGCGCGTCTTCGCCCCCTTTTTGCTCTTGTACTTCCCCCCTCGGTCCTGTAGTCGCAGATGATCGTAGATGACCTCTGCCATCTGGACTGCTGATCCTGGATTAGCAGCCTTTCCTGCCAGGTACCGTCCCACCATTCCCTGTATTGTAGACTGGATTGCATCCTTCCTCTCCTCAAAGTACTGACTAAGTTGCTCGAAGGCCCGGACGTCCACGGGCATCCCATTTCCCATCATATCCACCACCATGGGCATGGCCCTCATGTCTCTCCAGAAGGTATCATCCAACCCAAGCCCACGGATCCTCTCCCAGAGGACAGGGTATACCCGTATAGTAGCATCCGCGTCTCTTGCGGAGTACCGCACTGCGTCCTCCACCGGTATGTCAGCAAGGGTAGCCTCTCGCAGGGGACCGAACGCGGCAGTAACTTCGTCTGTTCCGTCCATTTTGGTCCATCGAGAGTAAGGATCAACGTCCCCTCCGCTGTTGACTTCATCCAGCACTCGCTTGACTTTTCGCAGTATGTTAACTGGTTGCCGCACATAAGGTTCTCCTTTCTTCCATTCCAGCACCGGTGCGGGGTCGGGCCACTCCCGTTCCATCACCCTATGCAGATAGGCCACAGCCCGCTCCCGCGTCGCCCCGGCCACCATCTCCTCATACGCTGACATGACCATACCACAGTGGCGGAAGGCCAGGGGTTTGAGGCCCTGGGGTTCGGACTGCAGCAGGTAGGCCATCACCATGGTGTCTGCAAACTTGGCCGGACGCACTCCCATGGAGGCCAGCACGGGGAGGTCGTACGCCGCGTTGTGGATGATGGTCGTAGTGTCGGGGGAGCGTACGGACCTACGGACCACGGCGAGGGCATGCTCGTTGTCCGCCATGACGACCCAAGACCGTCCCGGAGCTACGGAGAGGCTAAGGCACCACGCCTTCGGGCCGTCCGATTCGGTGTCGATGGCGATCTCATGCGCCCCGGTCAGGTCCAGGGCCAATCCGGACAGATCTTCCCCCACCAGGGTGTACGTCTCGCGGCCCTCCCATTCGTCCCTGACCGGATGGGATTTGACTTCCCCCCGCACTATGGCCCCAGCCGCTGCCATGTCCGCGTGGAATAGGATCATGGTTTCGGGGGAATGTAGGCCCGCTGCGGGGTGGTAGGTGGGGATGACGATACACTCGTGGCCCAGGATGGACACGGGGTGTGGGATGCCATGGACCATCTCCAGGCTGACGTCGCCCAGCACGTGCCGGGTAGAGTACGCACCCATGGTGATGATCCAGCGGGGTTGCTGCTCAAGGATCTGGGTTATAAGCCAGGCCTCGCTGCAATTGGCCAGCTCGGAGGCTGTGGGGTTGCGATCCCCGACCGGGTGGCACTTGATCACGTTGTCCAGCCAGATCCCATACCGGGCGATCCCGTTGATGGTGAGGTGGTGTCGTGCCTCCTGCCCACTGACGCCGATTAGGGGGCGACCGGTACGGTCCTCCTCATGGCCGGGGGATTCGGCAAGGCACAGCACTTGGGGATTGTCCGCGTAGGCTAGTTCTGTGGTGTAGCACTCCCCCCAGCAGATGCGCTGGCGTGAGGCAACCAGGTCCGGACACAGGCTACATTGGGTTCCAACCTTCGCCATATTCCCCCCTTGAGTAGTATCTTACCCTCTTTCCTTTAGACTTGGCGTACTCTATTTCCCTACGCGTGGACTCCCCGATGTACCCGTCCTCGTCCAGCACTAGCACTTCATCCGCCATGTCGATCTTGGCCAAGTGTAACACGTCGAGACGTGCCTTTACCACTGCTCTTGACTCCGCGTCCATCCCGGCAAATGCCTCGTCGTCGGACTTGCAATCGCACCCGACCGTAAGGATGATGCGACCGGCGATGGTTTCCTCAAAGTTCATCCGGTCGAACAGTGGCCAGAAGCGGGTTGACCCGCACAGGCACACGATGGTTGGTCTCATTGTCCCTCCTATAGTAGTCCGCTGACCGCACCCCACAGGGCACAGCATACGGCCAGGGCCGTACCCCACCAGGCGCACCACGCGGCTACGTCCTTTATTGTCTCCCAAAGTCTATTCATTGCGTTGCCTCACTATTGATTCTGCCAGTTTGGGTCCGATGCCATCCACCTCCTGCAGGTCCTCCGCGCTGGCCCCAAGGAAGTCCTCAAGCAGGGGGTACCTTGCCCCCAGCGCCCTCGCCCTGTCCCACCCGATACCGTCGAATTGGCTGGCACACCGGGCCACCAGGTTTGGTTTGGCCAGATGTGCATGCTCCGTGTGCCTCTGCCATTGCAGGTGCGATTTGTGCTTGCCCCAAGGTTTGGACCACCAGCGGAACGTAGAGTCCACCCACCAACCCGTTTCCCAGGTGGAGGATGTGGACACGACGTACACCCCGCATGCCACCTGCAATGTGGTCAAGTAGTTCCACACGTCGCGGGCCATGAACCGGCGAGACCCCTGGGCTGCGGGTACCCAGCGCCCCTTGCGGTCGATCCGGTGGAGGACGCCGGTGTGCCGGTCCGCACGCCACACCCCCTCTACCAGCAGGTACACGTGATCGTACCGCTGGGTCAGGCCGATTAGCTGGTGCCCGCTGAGACGACCAGAGGTCATGGACTGGAGCAGGTCCAGCAGGGACTTGCGCTCCACGGCCACGTCCACCGGTCCCCCAGGGCCGTTGCCGGACCAGGCGAAATCGCCGTACTCCAGGCGGCAGACCAGATGGGGTGAGGTGAGCAGTGGGGCCAATTCGGCGGAACCCTCACGGTCGTCGACGAGTATCATATTAGTCCCTCCCGTTCCGCCCACCACTCTTTGATCAGCACATCCCCAAACTCCCCCTCATCCGGCCAGTCCTCCATGACCGACTTTGGTACCCATTTGAGATCGTCCAACCCGAAGTCAAACAGCACTGCCAAATCGGTAGAGTGGAGGTGCTTCCCCTCCAGATCGATTAAGTCCGGCTCATTGCTTATCCGTCCCATCTCCGTCCCTCACGGCCCATAGGGCCATTAGATGTTGTACTATGGCGTGCCAGCAATCCCACGTCCTCCGGCAATCGTATATCAGAGGCCATTGGTCCACGTCCACCTCTACCACCTTACTTCCGTCGGGGTAGTGGGCTGACACCCGTACTATGTCTTTGTCAATCCGGCGTATCCGTATTTCGCTCAGACCCGTCTCGTGGTATAGATCCTGGATTGATGTTATCACTTCCCTTGCGCTTCCCATGTGCTCCCGGTCCTCTCTCTCCGCCAAACTCCCCTAATTTGGGGTTGGTTAGCGTCCATGACCTCCCACACGTGTCGCATACGAACACGCTCGTCCCCAGCCTACGGCCCGGTCCTAGTAGGTACCGGCCACCACATTTGCATCGACGTTGGCTCACTTAGCATCACCTCCCTTATCTCTACTATCCACGTCCTTGGTATTTTATGCAGACCTCCGCACTGGTCTATGTGGCTACCGGGGTCACTGTCGGTCCACACCAACCTCCGCATCGCCATTCCAATACACTTCTCGTCCTCATATACTAGCCACCCTATATCCTCACAAATACAGTCGTCTGCATTGGCCCATTCCTCCAGCTCCTTATCATTTTTCCATCCCCCGTCTGCATGGGCGTCCAGCCATTTTATATAGAGCAGTTTTTGCTCTTCCATCGGTATTATCTTTCCCATCGGTCTACTCCCTCCCATTCGGTTTGGTCCCATACTATTTCCGTCCCCCAACAGTCCCACCCACTTACCAGATCCCTGGAGAATAACTCTATCCGGGGTACATCACCAAACAACTCAACTATTCGGTCTCTGGTCTCGGGAGGTTTTCTCCCCATCTCTCTTACCCTCCCATCCAATACGCTACGTACTGCGGCAGATTTGCGCACCATTTTCCCCCTAATACCCAAAAGACACACCTCTGGGTTGGCCCTTGTATAATTCCCCGTCCCCATGAACCACGTATCCTGCACTTTGTTCCTTTTTACCCATGTGAATGCCATGGTAGCATATCTAAATCCCCACGAGTCCATAACGTCCGGGAATAGACGCAGGTGGGGGAATGTAATCCACAGGAATAGAGCGCAATTCGGATAGCATATATCCCCCACGGGGAGGTCTATTATATCCTGGTTACTCATTAGATCGAAGTTTTTGCCTATTCCCCTCCCCCCTGTGGGCTTCGCCTCATATCCTAGCCCACTCCAGGGGGGATCAGCATATATTATATTATACTTCCGGTCTGGAAATGGTATCATCACTCCCATACTCCTGGATCGAACATGGGCAGGGCCATCTGGGCCATGATGGGGAACGTGCACATCTCCCCCTCAAGCTCCATCCCTGCTAAGTCCGGGTTTTGTCTGCAGTCCAGGATGGATAGGGCAAAGGCCCCACCATCTTCTGGCCGGTATCGGTACATCTGGGTGTTCACTTGCACCAGGAACCCCGTGTCCTTAAAACCGGCCCTCTCGTACTCCCCATTCCACTTGTCATTCACGTATTGTTGCTTCATTTTGTGGACGAGGATCAGATTCTTGTCGTAGTCGTACGCCTTGCGGATCAGCGCCCGGTACTCCGCGTTGACTGGCCCATACATGTACGGCATGACCTGGGTCAGCTTGCCGAACCGGGCCAGACGCAACAGCTCCCACACTTCCGTGGCGGTATCAACCACCACCGTCCTTACCTCCTTGCTCCGGATCACGTAGTTGTACGCATCCTCGAACCGTTTGTACTCTGCCGGTGCCTGTCCGGATTGCGTTTCGTCCAATCGGGCCACGGGCATCGAGTGTATCTCTTTTCCAGTAAATTTGTCTATTACGCCCTCCGTGCCAAAGTCCAGGTTAAAGAAGGCTATAGGGTCCGGGGCGGTGAGGGCGAAATGTGTCTTCCCCTGCTTCTCCAGGGCGCTGACCGCCACGATCAGGCGTGGGATCATAACTGTGTCCCTCACCCCGGTGAACCCCAGCTTTTTCATCTGTGGGCTTAATGTCATACCTCTCTCCTCTCCACCGAGTTCGTTTATTATGCCACGGTCGTACGCCTCGGCATCTGCCATCTCCCCTCGGTGGTAATCGGTGATGGCATCCTCGTTATCCATTACCTCCCCAAGAGCGAAGTCTGCGAACTCACCCATGGTCCTCCTCCATTCGTTGTTTTTCCCTTAATACCATGTCCCAGTTCTGCTTAAGCTCCCATTCCGTGTACTCCACCCTTGCCACCCGGTATATAGGGCCAGACCCCTTGTAGTCCCCCATGAGGTGGAAAATGCGGAAGATGGCGACGGTGGTCCCCAGGGCGCTACAGTAGGACTTGGATTGGGCCATCCACTTGAAATCGTCAGTGGGGGAGCGCTTGACGCTGCGCCATGTGGCCTTGTATTCCTCCAGCACCATAGGTACCACACCCAACGGGTCCGGCCCGATGCCGTCCGGGGCCATCCAGATGCCGTCCAATTCCACGTGCGGGGGCCGGGTCGCGTACTTGTCCCGCATCACCTTGCATAGCACCTTCTCCCACAGCAACCCAATCTCCGCTGTAAGCTCCATGTCGGTGAATCCGTCCCCCTTGTACTGCAGGCCGGACCGGACCATCAAGCTGTCGATCACGGCGGACAGGTGCAACCGGCCCTCGCGGGACTCCTCGTCGTCGAACAGCGTCTGCGGCCATTTGGTATCCTCTATAGTACACTCCATTACTCCTCCAGTTGGTCCGATCCCCCAGGTGGGTGGGGTGGGGCATCCTGACACCACCGGGATGCCGAATCGAACGGCGTCCCCACTCGCTTGATCCCGCGAAGTGGCTTGCGGCCAGTTCCGCAGCCCCACCCCATAAGTGTGCGTGTTGTTTTACACCGGATGCGCACCCCCCGGTTGGCACGGAACCGCCGATATTTGCGCCTCGGCGGAGGGCGCAACCGGTTAGCCCAGGACCAACGTGCCGTCCGCGTACTCCCACGGCCCGTTGCTCAGGAACTTGTCATCAAACACCAGC